ATTAAGCTTTTCCACTTCATTTCCTCCTTCTGCAATTGCCGTATTTATATTTTGTGTTTCAGGCAATGTTTGCAATCTTGATCTACGTGAATCAAGAATCTTTTCTATTTCTTTTCCTTTGTTTACGTCGTTTGACTCTACCCATCCAATGAGCTCTGTCTTTTTTCCAGTAACTGGAGACAGGTATTCTGACTCTGTTGACATAAATACAGAATCGCTGTCTGCACAATAAAAAATATTTTCCATTTTAACATCTGCTGCGATGCCTTTAAAAATCATTTGTCCGTTTACTTTTTCAATAGAAAAAATGTTACATAGTTCGTTTGCTGGTGAATCAACGATTGATAGTTCAACTAGTGCATAATCTTTAATAAATCTTACTGATGCTCCTGTTGATTTGTTTACTTCGTTATCTGATTCAAGAATCTTTCCGCCAATTGAGAATCCAGTGAGAGTTCCGTCTAAAACTTTCTCCCATGTATCCTGAGCGCCTTTTGAAATGTATGCATCAACGTAAACTCCGTTGTAAAATTCTTTTGTTATTGGGTCGTAAAAAGTCTCTGGTCTAAATGAAGCAACCTTGCCAACTGCAAGTGGCTGATGCATTTCTCTTAGGTTTCCTCTGAAACCTTCAAATGCTTTCATACTTGCTTCTTGTGTAACGACGTCACCAGTCTGATCCAGGTTGTCTAATGTTGCAAAACCTGAGACTGTTCTTTTTTCTCTATTGACCTTTGTAAATGGAATTGATAAATTAATAGCATTTCCATTAGCGGACCAATGTGACTTTTCTATGATCATATGTATATATTATAGAGATTGTTGTATAAAAAGGCAAATAACCAGTTGAGTAGAACTAGTTGACTTGTCTTCCGTCTCCCTTTGTATTTCTACCCTCCCCAGATTTATCTGGGGAATTAGCTGATCTTTCTTGGTCACGAGTTCTGCTCTGATTTGCTTGGGCTTTAATTTCGGCTGCCTGTGCCGCAAGGTCGACTGGCACGTCCCCGCCTTCTCTTGGAACCATACCCATTCTAACTCTAATTTCATTTGGAGTTATTACCTGGAATCTAAGATATCTTTCATCAATCTTTGACTGGGTATCGGCATCCGTTAAACTTAATTCATTAAATCTAAGTTCTAGTGCATCAGTCATTTCTTGAATTATTTTATTAATCTTTTTTTCAAGGTTTTCCTGTGCTGGCCTACAGACTTGCTCTTTAAATGTCTTATCTGCATCTCTGGCTGCAGCTAAATTAATACCTGCTGGTGTGCCAATTTTATTAATTGGGACTCTGTGAGCCATTAATATTTCATCTCTATTTGAATTTCTGTATTTTTCAAATGAGCCTTCCTGTGCGCCAGCTTCAATTGGCTCCATTTTAAATTCAGTTTTTGAATCTGATGAGTCTGGTGGAAGTGGAATATATAGGGATCTGTGGTTCTTTCCTTTTAGTCCAACTTGAAAAAACTCAAGCAATTTTCTTTCTGACTCTGGTGAAAGTTTTGCTCCCTTTACTGTAATAATATATCTTGGGACCGCTTTATTTTCAAAGTAATCTAAGTTGTATTTACCAGCAAATTCATTTCCTGCCATTGCGTTCTGTGCAGCAATAATATCTGGAATTCCATAGTAGTTATTCTTTGGAGTATACTTCTTTAAATGAATTATTTCATTAGGTCTGTCTTCTTGTCCAGCAATTGGATTAATAGTTTTAGTATCTCCGAAGTTTCTAAAGAATACCGCCTTGCCATACAGAAGTTGTATAAAACCGTCTCTGAAGCGTCTTACACGCATTGTCTTTGAAGGTATATGCCCAATGTACCCTATCTTGCCAGCAGTCGTTCTACCGACCTCCAGATAGCCATTACCAGTAGCCTCATAATCAGTATAGAACTTAATAAGTGTTTCTTTAAAGGTTTCATCTTCATTGCAATCTTCAAGCCAAGCATGCAAGTCTTGTTTAATTCTATTTAACTTTTTGCGGGCACGATCTAATTGTTTCTCATCCTGGATCTCTTCCAGGGCACCAGTTGTCTTTTTTGATTCTATAAAATCAAATCCAAGACCAACTATATTTGCAACCTTTGCATTTATTGCTGCATAATTGTATGGGGAAATTTCATAAATTGTTGAAAGATAATCTAAATTATACTCTGGCTGAACTAAATCAAAGGTGGCGTAACCACTAACAGCTTGCTGAACTTGGAGCTGCTGGCTTTCTGAACCATCTTTACCAACAAATGCTTTTTGAATATCTCTAGAAACTTTTCTTCTAAATGATGCACCTAATCCAGCTAATTTAAGTATGTCTTCTGAATCTATGTCAAACAAGTCATCTGATTTTTGTGTAGTTGGATTATTAAATCTAACCCAATCTGCTGCATTTGAAATGTCAATATTTTCGCTAAACATTTCGTCTTTAGATTCAATCATTTTTGAGGACCCCTAAGTTTAGCCATCTCTTCCTTATGGACTCCTATGTCCAACGGATCTGGGGTAAGACCCCACCTTAATCTTTGTTTTTGATATTCAAATTCTTCGTCATCAATTTGTCGGCTTCCCTCAATAAACTTAGGCTGACCTTCTTCAATTCCATAGTGGGCAACTGCCTTTGCTAACAACTCTATTCTTTCTTTATTGCCAAACATTGATGCTATTGATAAGAAACTATTGTCTTCATCGCCGATCCATCTTCCGTCAGGCATCTCCCAGACATAGACTCCCAATCTGGTCTCGCCAGATTTCATTTGAGCATTAATTCTTTTTATGTCCATAGTTAATTATTTTACCATTCTTATATCCATAAGTCCAGCTTTTTGTCACTTAGCCTGACAAAATTATATAATCTGGAACACAATTTTGTCTCTAGAGTAGGTTGCTATGGGCTGTTCTGTCAGCACAATAGACGATCCTTGCCCAATAGATGAAGATTTACCAATATAAAGATTATAATGATCTGCTGGACTTATTGTGGCACTCGAATATGTAGCAATATTTTGATACAGGTTGTCATCTAGAACTCCAGACCTTACTCCCAGCAGCTGCTTGCCGTTAAGCCATAGCTCTCCAGAAATCAAAGAGGTTGCCGTTATAAATATATAGTTTGGCTCGTCAACATAAAGGTAAGAAGATATGTTTGTTGCCGAGGATGCGTCCTGGCCATTTATATATATACTGCTAATATTTGATTTAGAAATTACTCCGCCAGCTGACCAAGAAATTGATGTTTCTACAAGCCCAGTTTTATTAAAAATAAAATGTCCGCTGGACAATGACTTTGGAGTAAATATCATTTCTATACTTTTTGCTGGTTCTACTAAGCTGACAAGAAAGGCTGATGATTTTGGTCTTACCCCGTTATTATAATTTCTAGACCTTACGGGGTAGCTATTGCTTGATAGATCAATGTCCCAGGTTAATCCAGATGTTGGTTGTGGCACTGATATTGTATTTCCACTGTTGTAGGAAGATACCTTTTTCTCATTATAAAAAGAAATTTTTAAAGAATATAGTTCTGGGATATAAAGATTTAGATTTGAAGATGCAAATGATATTTTAAAATATAAAAATTTTCTTGAAGAAAAGCTAGAACCTTGTGTAAATCCTGGGATAGAAGATCCATTTGTACAGATAGTCCACGGGCCAGATTCAGACACATCTGAAACATAAACAGAAACTCCAGTTGATGCAACCCAATCAATTCTTGAAGATACATATGGCTTTATAATATTTAATCCTAAATCTTTTATTATTTCTCCATAAGTACCTGAACTTAAATACACGCTGTCATCATTTTCATTATAAGAAAGATTTATATTGTCATATATCAAAGATATCCATCTCTCTCGATCTGGATAGAAATATTGTGTTTCTGGGTTATAGTATTTTTCTGAAATTACAAATAATTGACCAAGGTCTGGGACAACAATTTGCTCTTCATTAGTTAAAAATAAATTTTTATAATGAGAGTATATTGCTTCATTAGATAAAGCATATCTGTACACCGCTGGACTATCGATTAAAAAATATTCTCCTGCTGCTGATGGACCAGCCAGGAGCGCAACGCTTGGGTTAGTAAACTTAATAGAAATATCTTTTGATGCTGCAAGAACTCCGTCTACATAAATACTCATTGATCTTACAGAGTATACTCCAACAATATGCATAACCTTATTTGGATTTGGTACAGAATAATCAATACGCTCTGATTCTAATTTAAATACAATGTTGCCATTGTCCCAATACAATCCAATTCCAGCAGAGTCTGCCAAAATTGGAGTTAGAGATGTTAATGTTTTTGGGTGAATCCATGCTTCGAGGGAGAAATCATTATCGGAAGTGTCTGATGTTGCAAAGCCTCCCGTGCCCGTTGTTCCAGAAAAATCTTTTGATATTGTAAATTGTATATAATTAGAACTATCAATTTTATTTGAGTGGGCGCCTCCTGATACAACTGGCATACCAAGCTTAACTATTTGTCCTACATAAGATGCGTGATTTCCACA